ATCGGTTAAGGAGCTGGATTATGGCGACAGGTTCGACCCAACCGTTCCGGCCCGCCGGCACGGCGACGCTGGCTGCATCGACAACTTCGGCGAATATCGGGCTTGTGGGCGCCGGGACGGCGGTTCTTGTTTATAATGCGAGCGCGGCAACGGCTTTCTTTAAGCTGGGCGCATCGACGGCGCTGGCCGCCGCGTCCTCCGACACGCCGGTGCCGGCGGGCGCGCGGATGCTGGTTGACGGTGGGCCGTTTGTCAGTGTCGCGGCGACGGTATTGGCGAGTGGCTCCGGCAATGTCTATTTCACGCTGGGCGAAGGGGATACGTATTGAGATGTCCGGTTCGGTCGCGACGGCGTTTACAGACGGGCAGAAGGCGGACATTCGGCGATTTTGTGGATACCCGGCTTATGGGGCGGGCGCTTCCGGGTTTGAGTCCTGGCGGTTTTTTCAGTCTTACGGGACGCTTGAGTACCGGATGAACAGCCTGGCGCCAGCGGAGATTGCCGTGACATTGCAGTATATCTCAACGCTGGCGTCCCTGGAACTGGCCATTCCGCCGACATCGGAGAATCTCGATACCGCAAGCGCGGCCGCCTGGACCCATAATGAGAATGAAGCGCAGGACAGAATGAAGCTGTTTGACGCATGGCGCAGACGGCTTTGTGGATTTCTTGGCATCCCGCCTGGGCCTGCGCTTGCGCAGCCCGGCGTTAGTTTGGTTGTTTGATTGTGGATGGTGTTAGGCTGGCGGACCGTCTGGCATATGGCGCCGGGTGTGCTGCGCGCCGGGCTGGGTTCTTGCACGATGCGTATAGACCGGCTTCGCTGCAATGCCCGATCGACTTGGCGAATCGGTTTTTGCGGCTTGCCGTCGCTTACGTGCTGCCTGGCGGCGGCGTTGGAGCGCCGGCGGCCTTTGGTGTTCCCTACCGGCAGGCCTGGGCGGATTGGAGCTACTTACGGGTTGGGGATTACCTTGTAGGTCCGGAGGGGACGGTGTTCGTTGCCGCTATCGAGCCCCCGAAACCGATGCTGGTTGTGATGACGAATGCGGTGGTGAGCCTTTCGCGCCCGGTCGCGCCGATACTTAGGGGAACAAATCCATATGGCGGCGTTCTGCCGGCGACGAATACTGCACTTTTGGCCGATTTTCCGGCGAGCCTGCTGGCCGGCGGGATTTCGGATCGGACTCGGGCGGGATTGCCGGATGATAGGAAGCTGCCTGGCTTTGTTTGCCTGGTGCCGGCCATGACGGGGCTGAGACCGATTGTGGCGGATATACTCACCGACGCAACGGGTGCGCGCTTTCTGGTGGATGCGGTGGAGATGCTAGGCGGCGTGCTGCGGTTATCCATGAATCAGGTCGTTAGTTGATGGCTGACCAATCCGATGTCGAGACGGCGTTGGTCTCGGTGGTTGCGAATGCTTTGTACCCTGACGGCGTTGCATCCGCCAGCGCCGTGGGCAGCGTTTGCCGTGTGTATCGGGGCTATCCGTCTTCGCCGACATTGGGGCCGGATTTGGCGGCCGGGGTCCTGCACGTGACGGTCGACGGCGGGGACGCGGTGAAAAATGTGACCCGGTACCCGCGGCGCTGGCAGGTTGTGGCGCCTGTGCCCGCGACGCTTTCGGTCAACGCCGGTCCGCGGTGGGCAAGTTTCGCGGGCACGTGCGCCGTGGGCCAGTTGGCCGGAGTTGCTGTCAATGGCGCCATATTTCCCTACGCGGTGCAGGCGAATGACTCGCCGGCCACCGTGGCAAGCAATCTGGCTGCTTTGCTGCGCGCGAGCGGGTGGCTAGTGGATTATGCGGGCACGACGATCATGGTGCCGAATGCACAAAGCTTCACCGCCCGTGTGGTGAATGGGGCGAATGCGTTGCAGGAGTTAAAGCGTCAGATACAGGATTTTAACATTTGCCTGTGGTGCCCTTCGCCAATGTTGCGTGATGCGGCCGTCGCCCTTATCGACGAGACGGTTGCAAATATTCAATTCCTGGCGCTCGCGGACGGGTCATCAGCCCGTATCATTTATGCCGGCACGCAGACGGAAGATACTTCCGCTAACGCGACGCTTTATAAGCGGGTTCTTCGCTACAGCGCCGAATACCCGACCACGATCGCCCAAATTGAGCCGGCGATGCTGTTCGGTGTCGAGAATTTTTCGGCCAACGCGGCGTTTGTTGAGTCGCTTGAGGGTTAACGCGATTTTTCAACGAGCTATTTTTTGTGCGCGTGAGCGCCGGGAGGGACGAGAGACATGCCGATTTTTCCGCAGGGCGCATTGAACACGACGGCGCTTATTGTGCCGGATTTGTATGTGCAGATCGTGGCGCCGCAAAGTCTCCTTCTAAACGGCGTTCCGACCGATACGCTGGGCGTTGTTGGCACGGCGAGTTGGGGGCCGGTGGGGGAACCGACGATTATTGGAAGCATGAGCGGATATGCCGCGGCGTTTGGGCCGGTCATGGCGCGCAAGCATGACATGGGCACCCAGGTGGCCACTGCGGTGCAGCAGGGGGCGGCGAATTTTCGGTGTGTGCGGGTGAGCGATGGAACCGATACGGCGGCCTCGGTGTCGTTACTTGGGGCGGTCACGTTTACGGCGATCTATACGGGGAGCTTCGGGAGTGAGATGACACTGAATCTGTCTGCCGGGTCGGCGGCGAATTCATGGCGTCTTACGGTGGCGTTTCCGGGTCAAAGCCCTGAGGTGTTCGATAACATCGCCGGAACAGGGACGGCGTTTTGGAACAATTTGGCAAGTGCGGTTAATGCCGGGAGTGGCGCGTTGCGGGGGCCGTCTCAGCTCGTCGTGGCGACCGTGACGTCATCAAGCGCAACGCCGCTCGCCGGAACCTATCCTTTTTCGGCCGGCACGCCGGGGACGGATGGCGCTGGCGGCGTGACTGCGGAGACGCTTGTGGGTGTTGATACATTGCCGCGGGCGGGTATGTATGCGCTGCGCGGGCAGGCCTGCGCTTTGGCGCTTTTGGCCGATGCGGATGACCCGACGACTTGGAGCGCGCAGGTGGCGTTCGGGCTTTCGGAGACGATCTATATGATCCTGACAGGTCCGGCTGGCGACAACATCACGAACGCCACGACGGTCAAAGCGACCGCGGGGATCGATTCGTACGCCGCCAAGCTGATGTTTGGTGATTGGGTTTATTGGTATGATCAGGCAAACGCCTTGACACGCCTGGTTTCGCCGCAGGGTTTTGTGGCTGGCCGGCTTGCCAACCTGTCGCCGGAACAATCATCGCTGAACAAGCCGCTATATGGGGTGGTTGGCACGCAGAAATCTGGCCAGCCTGGGGGTGTAACGGCCACAACCTATGCGACGGCTGATCTCTCCGCGCTGCTTTCAGCGGGCATTGATGTGATCGCCAATCCGCAGCCTGGCGGTTCTTATTGGGGGGTGCGCGGCGGGCATAATTCGTCCTCGAATGCCGCGACCAACGGAGATAATTATACGCGGCTTACAAACTACATCGCGACGACGTTATCCGCCGGGATGGGAAAATATGTTGGGCAACTTGTCAATGCGACGCTGTTTCAAAATATCCGGGCGACTCTGCTGGCGTTTCTGAACGGGTTGCTTGGGCAAGGCTTGCTGGGTTCGACGGACGGCTCGCTGCCGTTTGCGGTTGTTTGTGATGTTTCGAACAATCCGCCCAGCCGAACGGGATTGGGTTACGTGCAAGCAGACGTTCAGGTGACGTACCAGGCCATCAACGAAAAATTCATCGTGAATGTTCAGGGCGGTCAAACCGTGCAGGTCAGCCGGCAGACGACACCGAGCGTTTAACCAGAGGAGCGGATCATGCCGTATAATACGTTTTCGGTCGGGAATGACTGCCAACTGGTTGTGATGGGGCCTTTCGGAAGGGTTGATCTTGCGCATGTGACGGGGTTCGAGGCGCATCAGGTGACGCAGTCGGTTCGCGTGGACCGGCTAGATGGGGTGCAGCTTGGCGCTGAACTGCCGAAAGGGTGGTCCGGCACGTTTACGCTTGATCGCGGTTCGCCGGCGGCGGATGATTTTATCGCGCAGATCGAGCAGGCGTATTTTGCCGGGCAGTCGATTTCTGCCGGGACACTCTATCAGTATGTTAACGAGCCCGATGGGTCGACGTCTACATATCAATTCACCGGCGCGGTGTTCAAATTGACCTCGGCGGGCGCTTACCGTGGTGACGCGCCCGTTTCGCAGCGCCTGGATTTTTATGCATCCAGCCGGGTGAGCGTGTGATGGAGCGCATCATTACCGATAGAACCGGCAGGACCTTGTCGCTTCGGCGGGTTGGGGTGCTGGAAACGCTGCGGCTTTACAAGGCTTTGGGGCCTGAGCTTTCGATGAACGAAGCCTATATGGGCCTGGCCGTGATCGCGGCTTCTGTCGCGGTGCTGGACGGTGTGCCCATGCCGTTTCCGAGTGGCGAGGCGGCAATTGAGGCGTGCCTTGAGCGTTTGGGCGAGGAAGGCACTGAAGCGATCGCGGCCGCCATTCTGCCGGAGCCTGCGCATGCCGTTGTGGCGCAAGCGGGAAACTGAGCCGGCACCCCGGGCTGACTGACTGCCTTTACCTTGTGAAGTGCGGGGTGCCTTATGAGATTGCTTTCGCGATGAATGAGGCGGAGCGGCTTGCGCAAGTCGTGACGTTTGGTCAGCTCGATGGGCTGACATTCGATTGGCGCCGGCTTTGCTGGATGGACGGGTGATCGGTTGATGAGTAGCGTTGTCATCTCGCTTGGGGGCGTTGACCTTCAGGATTTTGAAGTTCCCGAACGGATCATCATCTCGGGCGGGCAGAGGGTCGCCATCCATGATTTGATCGGCGGCGGCCGTGTGATCGACGCGCTGGGCGCGGATGCCGGGGTGATTGAGTTCGGGGGTACTTTTTCGGGCGATGATGCGGCCGTCAGGGTGCAGATTTTAGATGCTGCGACGGCGCTGGGCGTTCAGATACCGCTCTACTGGAATAGCTTTTTCTATACGGTCTTGATCCAGAAGTTTGAGTTTGACTATGAGAAGCCTTGGTGGATTCCATTTTCCCTGCGGTGCGCGGTTGTTCTGGACCCCGCCGCCGTGGCGGCCGGTCTGGTGAACTCAGTTTCGAACTTGGTCGCGGCGGATGTATCGTCGGCGGTCTCATTGGCGCCGCAGGGCGGGCTGTCCTTGGGCCTTTCAGGGACGCCCAGCCTGGCCGGCCTCACGAATGCTCAAAATACCGCGGCTGTCGCGTTAGGAACGGCGGATGCCAATTTTACATCGCAAGCCGCGAGCCTGGATGCGGTGACGGACCCGGTCATGGCGGGGTCCATCGTTACCGGGTTGGTCGCGGCAGCGGGTCAGGTCGCGGCGATCACATGTGTGAGGGGATATCTGCAAAGGGCTTCGACGAATATGGAAAATGAGCTGCTGTAATGGCGATGACCGTTGTTGTTAGTGGCGGGAATTTGTTCGCGCTGGCCGGACAGTATTTGAACGATGCGACCCAGTGGATAAGGATCGCGCAGGCTAATAAAATATCCGATCCGCAGTTGACGGGGATCAACACGATCGTCATTCCTTCGATCAATCCAAGCGCGGGCGGCGGGCTTGCCAGTTAATCAGCCGCAGATTCGCGTCACAATCGGTGGGACGCCGGTTTACGGTGTCGTATCGGCTGAGGTCGAGCGGGTGGCGTTCTTTGCGGCGGACCGCTTCTCGGTCGCTTTTTCCGTTGAGGCTTCTGGAAAATCGTTCGACTTCTTTTCGGCGGCCGGTAGACAGGTTGCGACGATCGAAGTGGCGTTGAGAGATTTTGGATATGTTCAATTGCTGACCGGCCAGATCGATAATATTTGCTGTGATGTGCTACGGAACAGGGTAATGGTGAGCGGACGTGATTTATCCGCCCAACTGATCGATACCGAGATTGCCGAGACATTTGCCAATCATACGTCGAGCCAGATCGCGATCGACATTTGCGGTCGGCATAATCTGACGCCGGATGTGACGGCGACGTCGACATTGGTCGGTCAGTATTATGAGCTGGATCACGCGCGAAGCGGTCTGAGTCTCGGCTCGCGCGCTGGCACAGCGTGGAACTTGTTGTCTTGGCTTGCGTTCATGGAAGGGTTCTCGTTATCCGTGTTCGGCACGACGCTGAGATTTGGCCCGCCAGTTACTAACGAACCGCTGCTGTTGTGCCCGCTGGATTGCGCTGACATGACGATCGATACCGCGGCGTGCCTGCCGACGAAGACGATCGTGAAGTCTTGGAGCCCGCGTAACAAGACAGTGACGGCTGAAATGGCGGGTGGCGGTTCAGGAGCGACAGCCATGCTCGTCCGCCCTAGCCTCACGGGTCAGCAGGCCGCGTTGCTGGCAAAGAATCATCTTTCGACACTACAGACGCATGCAACCGTGTTGACGGCGACGCTTCCCGGAGAGACCTCCATGACACCTGGAGCGACGATCACTTTATACGGCACTAGTTCGCAATTTGACCAGGATTATGCCATCGATGTTATCCGACGCACGGTGGATGCTGAGCGCGGCTATGTTCAGCATATCCGTGCCCATGCGCTAGGTTAGCCTGTTTCGTGGATATGTTCTCGAACATTGTAAAAAGCCATGCGGCTGGGCTGGATGGGCTTGGCGGTGTCGCCAGGTTCGGGTTGGTGTCGAGCTTCGATCCGAACGCGTACGCGGCGCGCGTCATGCTGCAGCCTGAGAATGTCTTAAGCGGCTGGTTGCCGATTGTTTCAGCTTGGGTGGGGGCGGGTTGGGGGCTTGCGGCGCCGCTGACGCCCGGAGACCAAGTGCTCGTGATCGCCCAGGAAGGCAGTGCCGAACATGGGGTGATCATCGGTGCTGTTTGGTCGGTGATGGATACGCCGTTGCCAGCGCCGGCGGGTGAATTATGGTTACGGCATCAGACAGGAAGTGTTTTGAAATTGCTGAATGACGGCACGATTTTCATGTCGGCGACGACCGTGAATATCACAGGCAACCTCGTCGTGAGCGGCAATATCTCGGATCAGGCTGGGGCGCGTGGTACGCTGGCCGCCCTTCGCGCGGCGCATGACAACCACACGCATGCGGACCCGCAAGGCGGCGCGACGGGCTTGCCATCGGTAACGGTTTGATGCCCGACCTGTCCCTTGCATTTGGGGGTGATCTGGCGGTCAGCCCGACGGGCGACCTTGCGCTCTCCGATGGGCCGGCGCTGACCCAGGAACGGGTGTTGCGTCGGTTGCTGACCAATCAGGGCGGTTATATCTGGCAGTTATCATATGGGGCGGGGCTGGCACAGTTTGTAGGCTCGCCCGGCGCGCCCGCGGTCATTCAGGCTGTCGCCAGATCGCAAATCCTGGCCGAAGCGGCGGTCTTGAATCATCCGCCGCCGGAGATTTCGGCTGTGGCGGGAAGCGACGGAACGGTGAGCCTGACCATCCGTTACACAGACGCGACCACGCAGCAGACGAGCAGCCTTTCATTCTCGGTGTAAGACATGCAGCTTTCTCTTCAGAACTTTACCACGCTGGTGCAGAATATGGCGGCTGCCGTGCAAGGTGCCGCGTCGAGCCTGCTTGATCTGACGGTCGGGTCGGTCCTGCGGGCTATTCTTGAAGCCAATGCGTCGCTGGCGCTGTGGATGCAATGGCTGATCTTGCAGGTTCTGGCCACAACGCGGCTGGCGACGAGCAGCGGCGCGGATTGCGATAGTTTTGGCGCGGATTTTGGGTTTGTCCGTCTGCCGGCGGTGGCGGCGGGGGGACAGGTAACGTTCTCGCGGTTTACGCCGAGCAGCTCCGCGTTTATCTCGGTAGGTACGGCGGTTTCTACGACCGACAATAGCCAATCATTCGCGGTCTCGGCTGATCCGACGAATCCGGCGTTCAATGGCACGGGTTATACGCTGGCGTCCGGCGTGGCCAGCCTCATCGTTCCGGTGGTTGCTGTTGCCGCGGGCAGCGCCGGCAATGTTCAGGCCGGGAGCATATCAGTGATCGCATCGGCGATCGCCGGTGTGGATACGGTGCAGAACCAGCTTGCGCTTACCGGTGGCCTGGATGCGGAATCGGATTCTGCGTTTCGGCTGCGTTTCGGGAGCTATCTGGCGAGTCTTTCGCGGGCCACGAATATCGCCATCGGCGCCGCCATGGCCGGAATCCAACAAGGACTGACCTACACGATTAGCGAAAATGTCGATCAGACAGGAGCCGCGCAGATGGGGCATTTTGTCGTGACGGTGGATAATGGGACGGGGACGCCGCCAGGCTGGCTGCTGAACGAGGTGCAGCAGGCTGTGGATGCGGTGCGCCCCGTTGGCAGCAGCTTCGCGGTTCAAGGGCCGATCGTGACGGACGCGAATGTTTCGATGACTCTGACAACGGCACCCGGCGTGTCGCATCACGATGCCGTGGTGGCGGCGGCGGCTGCGATCGAGGACTATATCGCCGGTCTGCCGATCGGCGCGACATTGAATTACACGCGCCTGGCGCAGCTTGCCTATGCGGCTTCCTCGGCGGTGACGAACGTGTCCGCGGTGGTGCTTAATGGCGGTACGGCTGACCTTGCGCCACCGCTGTTTGGTGTGATCAGAAGCGGCACGGTCGCGGTTTCCTGATATGCTCGGCGATCAGAATGACATGGTGGGCCGGCTGAAAGCTGTTCTGCCGGCACAGTGGTTCGGCGACGCCGCGCCGGTTCTGGACGCGCTGCTGAATGGCCTGGCGAATGTGTGGAGCAGCCTGTTTGGGCTTTTGCGGGTAACGGCATTGCAGGCGCGCATCGCGACGGCGACGGGTATATTTCTGGACATCGTATCGACGGATTTTTTTGGCGCGGCGATGCCGCGCCGGGCGGGTGAGAGCGATGCGGCCTTCAGTCTTCGCTTGCGGACGAATTTGCTCGCCGGGCGGGCGACACGATCCGCCCTGGCGTCCGCCTTGTTGGGTCTGACCGGGCGGGCGCCGGCGATTTTCGAGCCGCTGAATGCGGACGACACCGGCGGATATAATTCGGGCACGCTAGGCTACGGCGTGGCTGGCGGCTACGGGTCGAGGCGCTTGCCGTTTCAGTTTTTCGTTACGGCCTATCGGCCGAATGCATCGCCGATCGGCCATGCGAGCGGCTACGGCGTTGGACCCGGCGGCTACAATACGGCGCCGATGTTTTATGCCGATACCGAGACCCTACCAGGCGCCATCACGGATGCTGACATCTATGCGACCGCCGCTTCGGTGCTGCCGACGGCCACGATTGGCTGGATGAATATTTCGAACTGAGGAACATGCATGGACCGCAATATCGTCTATCCCGGCAGTATTCCGCTCGACACCGACATTCTGAGTTTGAACCGCAACGCGATGACGGCCGTCGGCGTTTTGACCGCGGCGGTGTTGGGAAGCGGCATGATTGTGGACGGGCTGGCCTGCACGGCGACGTCGCCGGCATCGCTTACCGTGAATGTGGCGGCGGGTAGCATTACGCAACTGACCGTGATGGATGCAAACGCCTATGGCTCGCTTGGGGCTGATACGACCGACCAGTTGGTCAAGACCGGGATCAACCTGCAGCCCACGAGTTTTACGCTGACCACGCCGACGGTTTCGGGTCAGTCGATCAATTATCTGATCGAAGCGACATTCTCGGAAACCGACGCAGACCCTGTCGTGTTGCCCTATGTGAACGCGGCCAATCCGTCGCAGCCTTATTCCGGGCCCGCCAATGCGGGCACCGCGCAGAATACGCAGCGCATCCAGCGGGTTCAGATCCAGCTCAAGCCCGGCGCCGCGGCGGCCTCGGGCGCGCAGACGACGCCCCCCGTCGATAGCGGCTGGGTTGGTCTATATGTCATCACGGTCAATTACGGGCAAACGGCGATTCATAATGGCGGCATTTCGACCCTCTCGGGCGCGCCATTCGTGAACTATAAACTTCCCGCACTTCGCCCGGGCTTCTCGACGTTCGACGTGTTCAATACGTCGGGCACGTTCATCGTGCCCAATGGGGTGACCACATTGCGCGCGACGGCGATTGGCGGCGGGGGCGCCGGCGGTTACCATGCAACGATGCCTGGCGGCGGCGGCGGGGGTGGCGGTACCGCCGTGGGCATTGTGACCAATCTGACGCCCGGGATGACTATCGCCGTTACGGTTGGCGCGGGCGGGGCGGGGTCTGACACGCCTGGGACCGGATTGAGTGGTGGCACGTCCAGTTTTGGCACGTTCCTGTCGGCTTCCGGAGGGCAGGGGGGCGGCGGCGGGACGGCGGTGCAATTTGCCATGCCGGGCGGCCTTGGTGGCACCGGTTCTGGTGGCCAATACAATTTCGGCGGGTCGATGGGGAGCGATTCGATCGTTGTCGCTTGCCGCGGTGGCGATGGCGGGGGGCCTGGCCATGGCAGGGGTGCCAGCGGACCCACAGGCGGCTTTGGCGCGACCGGGTATGGCGGCGGTGGCGGCGGCGGCGGCTGTACCACCAGCGGCAGCCCGGTCGGCTCCGCGGGCGGTGCCGGCTCGGTTGGCATTGTGATCATCGAATATTGAGGGATCGCCGTTATGAGCACACAAGCCTCCCATACATGGCGGCCGTCCAACGCGCGCTACGTGCAGATCGATGGTTTTGTGCCGACGCCGCGCGGCCCGCAAATTCCGCCGGCGGCGCCGCTGATGTGGCCGGCCAAAGACCCGGGTGATACGCTGGATTATGTGTTTGATATTTCGCCGGCGCTGACGGCTAACCCTGGGGATACGATCGCGACACTCGATACGGCGATCAGCCCGAATCATCCGGGCGACCTGACGCTCGCGGCGTCGAGCGCGGACGGGGCGTGGGCCGTGCTTTGGTTAAGCGGCGGGCAGGCTCTGACGACCTATACGGTCACGGTGACGGTCACGACGACGGGTGGCCGGACCTTGGCGCGAAGCATTTCGCTTCCCGTCATCGCGCTCGCCTCGGTACCGGCGCCACAAGCCGCTTTGACGACGCCGACGGGGCAACCGTTGACCGACCCGACCGGTACGCCGCTCACCACCATTTAAGGGTTTTCCAATGCCCACAATCGGACAATTGCCGGCGGCGAATTCCGTTGCCGATACGGATGTGCTGCCGATTTTCCAAAATGATCAGACGCTGGGCGCCACGCGGGCGCAGGTGCTTGCGGGTTTTCAGCCGGCGCTGAGCGTTCCACAGAATACGGTGCTCGGCGGTGTTGGGCCAGGCACCGCGCCGCCGGTTGCCATTTCGATCGGGTCTAATCTGACGCTGGCGGGAAGCA